TCGAGGCGCTCCAGCGCCAGGGCGCCGCCGGGACGTCGAACTACCTCGACAACCTCGCGACGATCTCCATGCCCTACGAGGGCGAGGTGCTGCTCGACCTGATCCCGAAGGTCTACGACCGCGAGGGCCGCATCCTCGCCGTGATGACCGAGGACTCCGACGACGAGACGGCGATCATGATCAAGGTGCCGTTCGTCCGAGGCGAGGACGGGATGCCCGTGCCGGTGCCGTGTCCGGCGTGCCAAGGGCAGAAGCAGGTCACCAAACTCGTGCGCGAGCCGAGCTGGAACCCGCTGCCGCGGCCGAGGAAAGTGCCGTGTCCGGCCTGCCAGGGGCGCGGCACGGCCACGAGCCAGACGATGCCGGAGGAGCACGACGGCAAGAAGGTCGAGTACGTGGACTTCTCCGAGGGCACGTTCAAGATCGCCGTGGCGGTCGGCCGCGGCTACCAGACCAAGCAGGAGGAGGAAGCCGCGCGGCAGACAAAGGACGCCGAAGCGGCGCGGGCTGCCTCTGACGCCCTGCATGCCGAGTGGGGCGCCGAGTTTCGACCGAACATGAACATGATCGACGGGCTTCTCGATACCGCGCCGGCCGGCGTCAAGGATCTGCTGAAGTTCGGCCGTCTTTCGGATGGGACTCCGATCATGGCGCATCCCGACGCAATTCGGTGGCTGAACAACATGGCCAGGGAGATCAACCCGGTTACGACGGTTGTTCCGAATGCCGGAGCAAACGTGTCTGGAGCCATTGACGACGAAATCAAGAAGATCGAAACCGCCATGCGTACCGACCGGAAGGCCTACAACGCTGATGACAAGATGCAGGCCCGCTACCGCGAACTGCTCAATGCGCGAGAAAGGGCATCGAAAAAGGCCGCATAATTCACTTGAAATTGCGGCGGACTGCGTGTAAAAGTCCACCACATAGTGCAGATACCCCGGCAATCGAAAGGTTGCCGGCGCTGCCGAAGCACCCGAACACCAGGTAGCTAGGCGCCGTAAAGGCTTGCACGCCGGCCCTCGAAAGAGATACCCCGGCAGGTTGGGCAGAACGGATACCCCGAGCGACGGTTAATCCAAATCGTTTCTAAGGAGAATCCATCATGGCAGACACTGCCTACCAAATCCAGTACCGCCAGGAATTCATCGCGGGCTTCGAACAACACGCCAGCCTTCTGCTGGAAACCGTCACGACCGATGCCGTTATCAAGGGCAATCAGGCCGTGTTCCTCGTTGCCGATTCCGGCTCCGCCTCCGCGGTCACTCGCGGCGTCAATGGCCTGATCCCGGCTCGTGCCGACAACAACACGCAGAACACCTGCACCCTGAGCGAGTGGCATGATCTGGTCCGCAAGACCGGCTTCAACGTCTTTGCCTCGCAGGGAAATCAGCGCGCCATCATGCAGATGACCAGCATGGGCACCCTGAACCGCAAGATCGACTCGCAGATCATCACCGAGCTGAACACCGGCACGGTGACGGTTGGCGCGGCGTCGGCGGTTCCGACTGTCTCGCTGTTCCAGAACATGCGCGTCAAGCTGTCGAATGCGTCGGTGCCGTGGGACTCGAACATCACGTTCCTGTGCCAGCCGTCGTTCCTAGCCTTCCTCGAACAGGCGCCCGAGTTCAACAACGCGCAGATCGTGGATGTGAAGCCCTACGCCGGGGATACCCCTTCGTGGCGCGACAAGCCCATGACCTACAAGTGGCGCAACGTCCTGATCGTGGAACACCCGAACCTGCCAGGCAAGGCCACGACCTCGGAGAAATCCTTCCTCTATCACAAGACCGCCATCGGTCAAGCGATGGACCGCGCCGGCATGCAGACGCCTGTCGGTTATAACGAGGAACAGGACTATTCGTGGGCGCGCGCGTCGGCTTTCATGGGCAGTAAACTGCTTCAAAACGCCGGAGTGGTAGTTTGCACCTCGGACGGTTCGGTTTATGGTTGAGAATCAATAGGTTAGCTATGAAAACGATGACTCGACAACAGGCTGTAGATGCTGGCTTAACCAGGTACTTCACTGGCAAGCCGTGCAAACACGGCCACATTGCCGATCGTCGTATGTCGGACGGATGTGTGGTGTGTGCTGATCTTCATGCTCGCAAATGGCAGGCTGATCATCCGGACTATGTAAAGGCGAAGGGCAAGAAGTATCACGCTGAGAATCGCGAACTAAGAAGTCAAAAGTTCGCCGCCTGGAGAAAGGCTAATCCAGAAAAGCTCGCAGCAGCTACGCGGGCATGGAGAGACGCCAACATGGAAAGGGTGGTAGCAACCAAAGCGGCATGGAGAAAGCGTAAGGCGGGCGACGTGAATGAAATGCAGATGCGTCGCCATGCCGATAAGCTGAAACGCACTCCAAGATGGGTGGATCGCGAGGCTCTTTGCTTGATCTATCGCGCCGCCAAGCTAGCAAGGACGACTTGGCCCGAGCTTGATCCTGAGGTCGATCACGTTATTCCGTTGCGTAGCCCCGTTGTTTCCGGCCTTCATGTTCATAGCAACCTGCAGATTCTTTCCGGCAACCAGAACCGAACCAAATCCAATCTTTTTTGAAGGAGAATCAAAATGGCCTACTCTGGCACGACCGCGGCAACCAGCGCCGCCTTTCCTCCCGTCATCCTCGCTGCTGCAATGGGCGGTGGTCGTTCGGGTTCCACCACTACCCCGGTCGGGTCGAAGTTGTGGCTGTTCAGCACGACCGATACCTCGACCGGGCCTTTCGTCGCCGGCTATTTCACTGACGGCTACGAGTTGGGCATGAAGCAAGGTGACGTCGTTATCGTTGCCGCGCAGACCTCGACAGTCGCATCGTCCGGCACGCTGTACCTCGGCATGGTGTCGTCCGTCAGTTCGACCGGCGGCGGCACGCAACTGAGCACGTTCAGCTTCATTTCCAGCACCTGATCCACCGCAGCTTCCGGGGGCTTCGGCCCTCGGCTTTTTACACTTGAGGAGGGAACACAATGTCCGAAGTCACCGAAAGCAAGTCGGCGAGTACGCCGGTCGCCAATAACGATCCGGCGCCGGTCTCGGAAAAGCGCGCCATTCAGGAACTGAACCCCGCACGAATGAAGGAATGCGAGTTCGAGCGCACCGTCTATACCTGCACAACGCACGAAGAAACGCAGCCGGAAGACCTGCTGAATCCGTCCTACTGGACGCACGTCGCCGAGAAGTTCAAGCCGTTCGACAAGATCGAGGCCCGCGGCGATCGTGGCGAATGGTACGCCGAGTACATCGTTCTGGAGTCGTCCCGCCGCTGGACGCGCACGCACATGCTGTCCAAGCACATGCTGACGACTCCCGACGTCTCCGTGACTCAGGCCAAGCTGCAGGAATTCGCCGTTGAATGGAAGGGTCCGCATCGCAAGTTCTGCGTGATCCGTGTTTCCGATCAGGAAATGATCCATGACGGCGAGGCGAGCAAGGAAGGCGCTTACGCCTGGCTGGCCGGGCGGATCAAGGCTGGTATCTGATGGCAACCAGCAGGCTTAAATTGATGAATGGCGCGCTGCTTATTTGTGGCGTCCGCCAACTCGCGAGCCTGTCCGAGAACGTCGAATCCCGCCATCTTCTGGATAACGTCTGGAACGATGGCGGGGTCGATACCTGCCTGTCTGAAGCTCAGTGGCGGTTTGCCATGCGCGCGCAGAAGTTGGATTACAGCGCCAGCATCACGCCAGAATTCGGCCTGCGCCGGGCATTCGAGAAATCGACGGATTGGCTGCTGACTTCTGCCGTCTGCCAGGACGAGTACTACCGGACCCCGCTGCTGCAATACACCGACGAGGCCGGCATTCTCTATTCTGATCTG